ATTAATGTCAATAATCTGAGCTCCCCCCTCTACCTGTTCTTTTGCAACCGATAATGCAGCTTCAAAATCTCCTTCTTTTATAAGACGCAGAAAAGCTTTAGAGCCCGTAACATTGGTTCTTTCCCCTATGTTTATAAAATTAGATTCTTTCGTGACAATAAGAGGTTCTAAACCTGATAGTTTTAAAGTTTCTTCCATTTTCTAGGAGAATATTTTTTTGTTAAGCTTGATATTTCTCTGATGTGATCTGGGGTTGTTCCGCAACATCCCCCAATGATATTAATTAACCCTTCCTTTAAAAATTCTTCAATTTGAGAAGCCATCATTTCTGGGGTTTCATCGTATTTACCAAATTCGTTTGGTAATCCTGCATTAGGATGTGCACTTACACCAAACTTAGCTTTTTGACTAAGTATTTGAAGGTAAGGACGCATTAAATTTGCTCCGAGAGCACAATTTAAACCAATGCTCATTATTGGGATATGAGATAATGATATTAGAAATGCTTCTGTTGTTTGTCCAGTTAATGTTCTTCCGCTCTGATCCGTAATTGTTCCAGAAATCATAATAGGTAGATGTATATTTTTTTCTTCTAATACTTCATCAATTGCATATAAAGCAGCTTTAGCATTTAATGTATCGAATATTGTTTCAACTAAAAGAATATCAACACCCCCTTCTATAAGAGCCGTAATTTGTTCTCTATAAGATTCGACTAATTGGTCAAAGGATATTGATCTAAATCCAGGATCGTTTACATCAGGTGAGATAGAAGTAGTTCTATTAGTAGGCCCAATTGATCCTGCTACAAATCTAGGTTTATCTGGAGTTTTCTTTGTAAATTCCTCTGCTGCTTCTTTAGCAATTATTGCAGATCTATAATTCAAATCATATACAATTTCTTCTAGACCATAATCCGATTGGGATATGGATGTGCTAGAAAAAGTATTGGTTTCTATTATATCTGCTCCAGCTTCTAAATACTTACGATGTATTTCTTTTATTATATCAGGACGGGTTAGGGATAATATGTCATTATTACCTTTTAGCGAACTTTCGTGAGATTCGAATCTTCCTTTTCTGAAATCTTCTTCTGTTAGATCATGTCTTTGGACCATTGTTCCCATAGCTCCATCCAGTACAAGGATCCTTTCTTCGAGTATTTTTTCTATTAGAGATATCAATTATTAAAAAATTTGGGATTTTATTTACTTTCTACTTTGTAATAAAAATAATCTCTATTAGGTTCGTCATCAGAACCCCCAAGAAGTTCACATATTAATTTTGAATATGACTCGGATAGGCTAAAAGCTATTATTGTTTCTCTCTTTTCCCCGGTATCAGGATTTGTGTATCTAGAAACTATATTCCAGTGTGTATTTATTTTCATATTTAAAACCATCGCCTATAAGAATTTGACATCGCTTTTATTTTCTCTTCTTGGATAAAATTCAAAAATAAAAATAAAGATTTTATTTTGTTCATCTTAATTTATTTAGGATATCCCTTAGCATAAAAAATCTCCATTTGTATAGTATTTTTCTTATCATATTTCTATTTAATAAAAAGTAATTTTTTCCAGAAAGGTCTTTTGGAATCGCTAACCCTTATGACATCAAATGAATTTTCAGCTCCTTCTGTACTAATAATACATTGACGATACGTAAGAGTTATTTTTTTATCTCCTGATGCATCTGTAAATTCTTCAGTAGATTTATTTCCTTGTATAAAATAAACACCAGATTTCTGATCTTTAGTTGTTTTACCTATAATAATTCTATCCTCTGTGTATTGACTATTTCTATCTACAAATACCTGGATTCTATCACCTAAAGTTCCTATGAAATCAATGTGACCTGGCTCAGAAACTTCTTTCGTTTGTCTGTAAACAAAAGAAGCAGATTCCATAATATATGTTGAATATTTAGGGGGACAAACTATAAAATTTCCATCCCCGTTCCTTGTTTTGCGATCTATATAATTGGATTTTAATAGTATTTTCTTTATAATTTCATCACAATATTCAAAATGGAAAGAAAAATAAGATTCCGGAATAAATCGAAGTAGAAATCTATTCCATCTAGATTTTCTCAATTCGTTATCCCTAGTAATATCAGAAAGAAAATAGTATTTAGAAAGAAGAAGCCTTTGATTTTCTAATTTAGCCTCATTTTCTAAAGTAGATACCATCATTTCATTCATATCTATTCCGTGTAGAAAATTTAAATCCGAAGATATTTCTCGGGGTAAATTGGAAGAAAGCCTATAGCTTTCTAATTCATAAACTTTTTGTTTGGTTTCCAATTCAAATGTTCCGAACCCATCTTTATCTGTTCTCATTTTTACATAAAGGTAAAATAAAGATCCTGCAGAATTTGAATTACTTATTTTAAAAGCGGTATTTGAAAAATTCATTATTTATATTTATGTTTTATAGGTATTTTTTTTAGGTTAGTTTCAACCCATTCTAAGCTTTAATAATTCAGAAGAATTTTCTACAATTTCAATATAATTCAATTCATCTTCTAAGTTCTTTAAGGTCATGCAAACTTTAGTGAATCCTTCTTCTTTTTCTCCTTCTATTTTTCCTATCCAAGAATTCCAGTTTTCTTTAATCAAATTCACAAATTCTTCCGGGCTTCCTCTTTGAATATATCTTTCTACAAATTCTTGTTTTTTAGATTTGGCAGGATAAATCATATAATACTTAATCCCATTCTCTTTAAGAGCATTTCTAACCTCTTCGTGAGACGATACAAAAATATATTTATAATTACCTATATTTTCTTTTATATGGCTGATGTAGTTATTAGGAAATTCTGGATTTCTTTCCTTGGTGTTATTTCCATCCCCGTCCTTAACCCAACTGAAGTGACTTGAATCACTATCTATAGATATCTCTTTATTTCTTTCGTGATAATAAGTTTTCCCAACCCCAGGGAATGCTGATATAATTCTAGTTTCCATTTTATTTAATTTAATTGTTTCAGCTCAAATTTTTCGTTATCATAAATTATGTAGCTATTATTTTCGATCCAATCTCCGCAATTTAGATAATGTATATCTTTTATGATCTTATCTGCTGGGGTATGTATATGTCCAGCGATTACACCTTTACATCCTCTTTCTTTAGCTTGGTAAACTAATTGGTTTTCAAAATCAGTAATAAATTTAATTGCATTTTTAACTTTATTTTTTAAGTATTTACTTAAAGATTTCTTGTGCCCTAGTTTCTTTAGGAAATGATCTATACCTATAGCCATTTCGTACCCCACTGACCCTAAAACCCCTAGCCATTTTAGCGACACAATCCCGTCATATAAATCACCATGCGTTATGTAATATCCCTTCCATACATAATCATTTACTATCTTTATTCTTGTACCCAAAGCAATAGGTGAATAATTCCTTAAAAAATCATCATGATTTCCGGTAATATAAATTACCTGTGTTCCTTTTTTAGAATAAGAAAGTATTTTACGAATTAAATTTGTAAAATCCTGGGTCCAATAGTGTCTTTTTTTCAATAACCACCCATCAATAAAATCCCCTACTATAAAAAGATATTCTGGTTCATATTGTTTTAGCATTTCTAATAATGCTGAAGCTTTGCTTCCTTTGCTTCCTAAATGTACATCCGAGATGAACAATGCTTTTACTTTCATTTTTGGTAATTTTATTTATATAATTAAAGAAATATAATTTGCTAATTTATACCCAGTAAACGCACCCATAGCAGCAGAGCCAGGTAAAATAATAAATCTGCCTAGCCTTGTTGTGTATTTATCCCGATTTACAATATATGATATTAATAAATAATACGATATGAAATTTAAAAATACCATAACATCAATTTGGTTTGTCATGAAAACAACTATCGAATTACCCATAAATCCCCACATAAAATTTATTATTGTTTCCCTTATTAATTCTAAAGGTGTAGTAATTGCTCCGTAGACATTAATTTGTTTTCCTAGCGGATTTTTTCTCCTTATTTTTTTTCTCATTTCCAATAATTTTTATCTTCAGTAAACCATGCTTTATTCCTGTGATTGAAAAAAGATCCAATCATTAATTTTAACATATAGGTTACCCCTTTATTTTCAAATCTGCGGGGAGGAGTAAACACAACATTATTAATTCTACCGAATTTATTCGGACTAATTCTTTTAGATAGCTGATAATCCTCTGCAATTTTAATTTCTTCATCAAAACCACCTAGAGATCTAAATGTATCACTCTTGATTAACATGTATCCGCCTAGACAGAATGGGGTTGACCATTTTGATAGAAGCTGTATGATATCAAAAGATTTATATACGTAATTATATTTTCCATTATCACTCCTAAATTTAGCCGTAGTCAAATCTAGATCTTTTTTTACAGCTAATAATAAGGATCTTTTAATTGTTTTTGGGTCTAATAAAAATACATCGGCATCCATAAATAAAACATAAGGGGTTTTCACAATTTTAAATCCATTGTTTCTTGCTATCGCAGGTAGTCCTCCTTCCATTAAATGTAAATCAAATAAATCTGAATTACGTTCTATCCTTTCGAGTAAATCTGGTTTTGTTATACCATCATTTGATGCATCGCACACAATTACTTTTACCCGATGGATATCAGCCTGATAGTTTAAAAGATCAAGTGTTTTTAATATAACATTTTTTTCGTTTTTGCAGGGGATTACAATCGTTACTAGATTTTTCATATTTAGCTTAATAAAATTGTTTTTGCGATTACGCTATAATGTCTTTACTAACCCATGTATTGGTGCCACTAAAGTTAAATACGAGTCCGCTAAATTCTAGATCTTCTAGATTATAAGTTCTCATATTATTTTATTATTTTAAGTTCATTTATTTCGTCTTGTGTTGACCTCTCCTGCTGATCCTCTAGATATTGGATTCGATCTTTTAGCATTTCCCTGTCCTCTTTGGTTATCTGTTCGATATACAGCTCTTTTTTATCATACTCCTGTTGCCAAAAAGCTACCCGCTCTTCCATCAGTCTATGCTGGTAGTATATTACGCCTAGCATAATCATAATAACAAATGATTGCTCTTTGAGTTTGGATAAGAATATATCAGTGAATCCTGATGCCGGTTTTGTTTTTTCTATCATAATTTTTAATAAATTTTAATTGTTAGGTGTTCTGTAATTTTAATATATTTTTAAATGCTTAATAATATTTATAAAAATCAATTAGAAAGCGGGATCTTTATATGCGGATGGGATTGGTAATTTTCAATAACAAAATCAGATGGCTTCGCGGTATTCAGATATTCAAAAAAATCATATATCCCTATTGTGGATTGCATATTCAATTTAGGTAATTCAAATGGTTCTCTACCAATTTGTTCTTTAACCCC